CCGTTGAAGTTTCCAGAAGACTGGAATCCTTGTGTACGTCCCATGTAATCCATTGTACCGTTTTGATAGAACCATTTCAATTGATTATCCCAGCTTAACTTCAATAAATAAATATTGTCGTTAGTATTCTCTGTGATATCAAAGATAATGAAATTATATGAACTTAATGGGAAACCATCAATAATTGGATTCTCAATATCATTAGTGTGGATGTTATCAAACGCTGGGTTCAATACAAACTTAACGTTAGCCAAGAAAGGAATAACGTATTGTGTGTAAGCAAAACCAAAGTTTAAGTCCATACCTTTACCAGTGATAGCTCCAACTTCTGATGCATTAATAACTAAGCCACTATTTACAGCTTCTCTCTTAATTGCTTCATTTACTAACTTCATACCACCCAAGCCAGTTTGAACAACTAATTGACGCTTAGGATCTGGACCTTGAAACTCAACCTTACCATTAAAGAAGTTGAAGATTTCAGATTTGAACAAATCTAAGTTGAAAGAACCTTTGTTGTAAATACGCTTGTAAGAGTTGTCTAACTGCTTCCAAAGACCTACAGACAATCTGATGTCATCTGGACCATCTTGCTTAACTTTACCACCTTGACCCCACATTAAGTAAGTCTCAATGTCATTAGCAATCTTAGTTAAATGAGCTGCTTCCATAGCGGTTAAGAATGTACGAGTTAACTGACCAGATTGGTAAGCTTTCTTTACATAATCTTTACCCATTTTGTTAGCCATGTCTTCCATGTTTGTAACAGAAGGATCAACAGTTTTGTCAAAGTTTCTCCATAATTCTACTACAGGAACTGTACCATCAGCTTTCATACCACCTTTCATCATTAAGTCAGCTCTAGAGCTTACAGAATAATGAACGTGAGCTTCAGCACCACCAACGTAGTTGTAGAATTCACGGAAACCTGCATTGATGTTACCAATGTCAGAGAATCTTTCACCGTACTCACCACGTGCAGAACCTTTACGGAAAACTTTAGTACCAACTTTTAAATACTTGTTATCCAAGTACTTAGCGTTGTCATTGTTTACCAATTGTACTGTGTAGATAAAACCGTCACCAGCTGGGATGATATCGTCAGCAGTGATGTACATCTCTACACCATTGTACTTGTCATAAGTGATGATATCACCATGACCAAAAGAACGCTTATTCAATTTAATTTTGAAGGCTTGACCATCAACACCTTTTGTAGCATTGTTAGATTCAATATCTTCTGTAATGTAAGGTAGATCCTGCGTTACTGGAATCTGCCATTTGTACTCACCACGAGCATTATCTACTGAGATAACGTTCTTACCACCGAAGCTAGACATCTGGTACAAAGGCATTTCTACTTTTTGTGCCATAGCCCACAAATCCACAGGACCTAAGTCTGTAGGTTCAGCTGACTTCAGTAAGTTTGAAAGGTGATACGAGTCTACGTGTGAACTTGTTTGGTAACTGGTATCACGTAGAAATATACCATTGTTCAAAACTGGAGTTGCCATAAGGCTTTTTAATTTAAGGGTTAGAAATTATAAGAATTTTTTATATTATCTTTTAAAGATGTTAGTAGGTCTGACTAACTTTCTAGATTTAGGCTCATCTTCCTCTTGATAAGTAGATGTGTTCTTTTTAGATTGTTCAGTCTTTAACTGTCTAACTGTTTGTTCCACTGCTTGATTCTTTCCTTGTTTTACCAAGTTCTGACGATATTCATCAGGGTTAGAAAGTAACCAAAGAGCTTCTGCTATTAATGGATAGTTAGGTTCTACAAACTGATACTTCTCTAAAAGATGCCCCAACTGATTAGTTGGACGACCACTGATAGATGGATACTGAGGTTGAACCAATCCACTATATAATTGAGCTTGTGTCTTTTTATCTAACTTAAGACCATTAATTTCTGCCGGTCTTAAAGCTTCAAACACATTCTGCATGTAAGCTTCTGCTGCTTGTTCTTGTTGCTGCTTCTTAGCTTCTTGATCAGCAATCTGAGATTTTACAATCTGTTCTTGCATCTGATCCAACTTAGGTTTAAACTGCTTAGCTTTTTTCTCAAGCACTCCTAAATCTTTCCATGTAGTTAACTCCTCGTCAATTTCTTCTTCATTACCAAAGCCGGTTGCACTTAAATAAGATCTTACAATACCTTCTTGGTCATTCTCATCTGTAGGATCAAGTTGACGAACTTGTTCCACTTGAGCTAAAGCTTGAAATATACCTTTTAAGTCTTGTCCACCATCCATTACATACTTAGCTGCATATTGCAACTCTTCAGGAAGGGATTCAAAAAACTCTTTTGGAGTGTTAGCAGCCACCTCAGACTTTAAATTGTCTACGTTAGCTTGCCACAACTCTTCTATGTCTTTTTCTCCAAGTGTACCTAAGTACTCTTCAAGATCTTGCTTTGTTTCATCATAGTCATCAAAGGCAAACATCTCCTTAGACTCAATACGTTTTTTTAAGAAGCTTACTAAACCAGACTTTTCAGTCTTGGGTCTTCCACCCTTAGATTTAGTCTCATCATCTTCATTATCTAAATTGTTGATAAGATGATCAGTTTCTTCTTTACTTACTACTTTAGGAGCTTTACCAGCTCCGTCCTTCTCATCGTCCTTTTTATCAGAAGAATCATCGTCATCTTCTTTATCTAAGAAACTAAGATCAGGTTTGTCTTGACTAAAGATGTTAGGTTTAATTTCTGTAGGGGCTCCTACAGATCCTTTACTACTAGTGTCAGGAACTACGATGCTATCAGCACCGGGTGCTCCTAACCAACTATCAATGTCAAGATCTACTTGTTGTACAGAAGTCTGTACAGTTGTTTGATTGTCAGCCATATTTGATTGGTTTTTATTTGTATCTCTACATTAAAAATATACAACTTTAAATCTTAAAAATTTACTTTATTTATTAAAATTGTATCTAAGGTATGGATAATAGAGCTATAATTATCTCTTCTTCTTAGCTCCAACATCATATTTGTTCTTATTTTCTTTAGCTATCTGTAATTGTTTGTCAGCAATCTCTTTCTGAGTCTGTAATTTCTGACGCTCAATATCTAACTTCTGAGAGTTTGTAGCATTCTTATTAACTTCCTGCTCACGTTTAAAACTCATAGTGTCCTGATAGCTTTGTTGTTTCTGAATATTAGCTAGAACATCTTGATAATCAGACACTTGGTTCTTATCAATATCCATCATAGCACCATAACCTGCTGATCTAATTTCTGCAATAGTGATAGAGTTTTGTCTATCAAGTTCAGCTTGTTCAGCTTTAAACTGAATGTCCATTTGTTTCTGACGTTCTTGAGAAGCAATCATATCTTCCTGCATTTTCTGTTGAGCCTCTTGTTCTTGTTGTTTAAGAGCATTAGCTTTTTCTTCTGCAGATTTAAGAACACCTGTTAATTCAGCTATAGATTCAGACTTAATAACATTTCCTAAGTCAAAGATTGTAGCACCAGTGGTGTTATTGTTAATAGCAAGTTGACGTAACTGCTCCATAACATTACGTTGATTAGTCTTAGTTGTACAGAATATATTAAAATCTCTCATTAAAAGATCTGTTCCATTCATTTGGAAATTGATCTTCTCATCATTACCTGTAATATATTGAAGTCTTAAACTAGGTTTCTTAGAATGGTAGTACTGAGCTAAGTCAGTTCTCATTTGGTGAACTCTTGGCATTAAGTAATCACTATGTTGTGTGAAATACTGTTCTGTCTGAGCATAAGATGCATTCATAGCTTGTTCCACACCAGTGGCAGTCTGCTGCTGAGCTATCTGTTGTCCCATACGTTGTTGGTTAAGACCTACCACTTCAAACGCTTGGTTCTTAAAATAAGTAGCTAAGTTCACTCTAGATAATAAACGGTTTGTTTGCTCTAAGTTTAACACTTGGTAGTGTTGGAAGTTAAGAGCATTCTCAGTGTTTGTAATAGAAGTGTCCAATGGTAACATTTGGAAGTTCTTCATAGCCACATAGGCTTTAGCCAGATTATTTTTACCCCAGTCTTCTCCCAAGGAGTGACGAGGCAAAGCATTCTGGTCTAACATGATCACCGTGCCGAGTTCATCTACTAAAATGTCTGCGATCTGGTTATTCACAATATTGTAGCCTATTTGGTATGGTTTCATTAGATCAACTAATGAAGTACTTCTTGTATTTCTATCACCAAATACAGATCCTTCCACTGGAAGTTTACATCCGTATAGTGTACTATCTCCTTTAAATTGGAATGGCACCTTACCTGGTTTACCACCATTAAGACCTAAATAGATTGGGTTAATACCACTTGGGTTATTCATTCCCCAGAATGCTGGTCTATTAGGTCCAATCTTTATACCACCCCATGTTTCATTAATCCAAATCCAATCTACGTGTTCACCATAGATTAAGTTATCTTTAGTCTTTTGTTTGTAAACCACAGTGTTATACTGAGGTTTTTCAGTGATCTTATAATCTTCACTGATAATATCTTGAATAGTTTCTCCTTCTTCTGTAATACGTGTAAGATGACCCACCTTACGCTGACTCTTCCAATAAATTTGAGAAACACGTAATAAGTGTGTTTTACCAAAGTCAACTGTGTCTTCTGAATCTGCTAAGATCCATTCAACTATATCTCCTGAACCAAACTTAGTATCATAAACAGACATATATTGTCTATAAGCTAATGATGGCATTTGAGTATTCCATTCATGAGACTTAGTTGGATCATAATATGTACCATCATTCTGGTATCCTTGTATAGCATATCCAGCAGAACGTATAGGATAGATGGCTTCTAAAGCATTCATTTGTTCTTCATTCATCATCCAACCATACTTGTCAATAACGTCTGATACAGACATCATATCCATTTTACCTACCCAGTTACCCTGAGAAATGTAACGTACATCTGGAGATTTATGATAGAAAGTTAAAAGAGGGTTCCAAAGCTCCACCTCATAATCATCTTCATTCATCTTAAAATGCCAAAACTCTCTATCTGTAATAAGCATGTCTCTAAAAGCACGCTCTTCTAATTCTTGTAAACCAAACTTTTCAGTGTCCACCTTCATTTGATGGGTAGCCCACTCTTCAATCATAGATCTATAATCCTTTTTAAAATACCCCTCAATTTCTGGAAGAGTTTTTAATTGTTCAGGATTAAGCATTTGTTGAGCCTCTTCAGATTCAGGATCAAGTCCTTGGTTAATCATTTGGATTAAAACCTTCTGTTGAGCTTGTTGTAATAAATACTCCTCAACCATAGATCTTTTCTCTTCTAACATCTCATTATAAGAAATGTCATCAATAGCTCTAAACATAATCTTAGAGGTACGTTTACTAAATTCATTAGTAAGTACATTGATTACGTTAGGAATAATAGGATAGAATTTAAGTTCTAAAGCTGATTCATCTTCTTTAGTTAATGTATCTATAAGATCAGCCATCTCATTGTCTTCTTCTACAATATAATCAGCTTTGTCAATAATACCCTTAGCAAGCTTGTAATTCTTCATTAATCTACGAGCATTACGTCTCAATTGCTTCATACCCTGAAACTCTAGCCAATCTAGATTCCATGCTCTCCACTCCTCATCCTTCTCTTTTTCAGCCAGAAACTGAATAGGTTGGGTTAGTGTACCCATCTTATTATAGTCAGCTTTTTTACCAGCTTTGAGATCCATTGCGTTATATATCTGCATGATTCTTAATTAGTTATGTAGGTATAATAAACAACACCACCAGTAGTAGTACTATAGTAGGTGCTTATAGAATTAGAAAATAAATTCATATTATCTTATGTTTTTAAAAGGATTTCTAGAAGGTTGATTGTTTCCAGGACCTCTTTTACTGGTGCCCATATGTCTGAATGGACTCCAATTTAATTTACTAAATTTTTGCGAGTTAACCAAATTTTCATTTGTAACTTCTACACGTTTAGCTAGTCCACGGTTAGATTGTTGCACCTTTGCAAAGGCTATTAAAGCTGAAAAAGCTACAAGTCTATCCACGTTCACACCATCTTGGTAAGCTTGCATCTCTTTTAGAAGCATTGGATCAGGTATTCTTTCCACTCCATAGATAGTCTTTACTATAGTTCCATCAGCTGTAGTTTCTTGATCAAGCTCCTCTTTTAGGAACTCAATAGCATAAGAAAGTACGGTTCCTTTGAATAATGTACCCACATTCTTCCATCCATATTCTTGGAATACATTACGATTAGCTCCTATATCTTTTAAAAATAAGATCATGTCTTTAGGAACTAGATATCTTTGTTTCTTTTTAGAGATCATATACTGTATAAACAAAGCTACGTTATTCTCCACAATAGTCCAGGCATTATACCATTCTATTAGTAATTCTAGTCTTTCATGGGTTTTATTGATGTCATCAAAACGTCCACACCAGCTAGCTACTATCTTATCTCTCTCAATTGTGTTACTCACCTTACCGTTTCCATCATCTTTAATCACTTCTACAGGATTCTTATAAATGTAAATAGCACATAGTGAGTCAGATGTAGTTGTCTTACCCTCACTCACTGGATCGACTGATCCATAGTACATACCAAAGCTTGGATCTTTATGAGGTCTTTCGTAAATACATAACACTCCCTCTTTATCTTCTGTCTTTTTAGACATAGGCCATTCTGTAATTGGTATCTTTCTAGATGGTCTATCTATAATCTTTCCATCAGAATCTCTAGATAGTTCAAGATATTCTACAGGATATTGTTTATCCTGAATACGTTGTTGTTGTCTAGCAATCAAATGTGGAGCAAATACAGATAGCTTTCTAGTTGCAAAAGCTTCTTCTATATTACGAGGATGCTGAGAAATTTCTAGTTGATAAGCTGCCGGTTCAAGATCTTTCTTAAGTCTTACAAACTCTTCTTCTAAAGCTGCTAAAGCCTCAGTGACTAGAGAGTTACCGTATTTGTCAATATAAGGGGGCATAGACCACTGTTCTGGAATAAACAAGCCAGTTACTCCAATCGTTCCCTTACCGTCTATAAGGTCAGATTTGACCCCATAGAATCCATTCTCCTCAGGTTTATCTATATAAAGTTTTAAAGGTTCACATTGATCAAGGTCTCCCACTGATCCTGCAGCAATAAACTGACCTGTAATCATATGACCAGACTTAAGGGCTGGCTTCATATAACCATATGTGTCATTCATTTTTGGAGCAATACCTGCCTCCTCATGAAAGAAATAAGTTACAGGACCACCGACCCCATGTGTAGGATCTTTCTCAAATGAGTATAAATTGATAGAAGACTTTAATCCTCTATACGTATCTCTATTTGCTACCCTCACTTTAATCTGTTGGTTCCATGCTCCCACCTTATCTGGTTCAGCTGGTCTATACCATGCTGTATGTTCATTTAAAAAGTTACGATATTCTGTTAAGAATTTCCAAGAACCTTTCTCATTGATATAATCTTTAAGACTTGCACCTATTTTAAGTACAGCTCCTTCTTCAAATACCCATTGGTTAATTAACTTAGCCATATGAAAATAAGAAGATGCTATCTGACGTTTCTTTAAAACAATAGCGTGCTTCCAATGTAATTCTGCTAGATGTTCATATAGAGCTAAATGATACTGAGCATCTCTCACCTTAGCAAAGTCAAATCTCTTTTCTTCCTTATCATAAATAGGTAGGAAGTTTAACCACATGTAATAGTCTCTAGAAATAAACCAGTTTTTATCACCACTATGGATTATAACACCTTTTCTACATTTATTCTTTTGGTCATCCCAGTATTTAACAAAGTCTTTACTTCTTACAGGAGATGCACAATAATATCCTTGCTTCTGAAACTTACGTCCCTCAGCATTAAATATAAAAGATGTTTCATCAAACTCATACTGTCCTGGTTCTTTAAATAAAGATAAAAGATAGTCTCGAAATTCCTCACGTGAATAAAACACGGTGGTATCCCAAGATCCATCCTTATAGGTTGGTATTTCTAAATATATATTATCTGATTTCTCCACGTGTAAGATCTTCTATCATTCCTACATCACCTTTTGTACGGTGAAGCATATCTAATAGGGTGTTTAAATGTTTACTTTTTAATACAGCATGATGTTGACTATTACTCCAATATTCATTATAAACATCTCTTGGAATAGCATTCCATAACTGATTATATGGATTATAATGAAATACCCAATCAGCTAAGTAGTCTGACTCTGGTCTAAGTTCCTCACCAATGGCGGCAAACTCTTTAATTTCTAGATCTGTGTA